TCTTGATAAGCCTGTTTCTGATTGTTTTCAAACGCCGATTTATATCCGTCGAATATTCCCGACACGCTGTCTTTGGAGGTTTGCCACGATTGCAGGTTGTCCTGCGCATAGGCTTCTTCAAGACTTGATTTTCTATCCTGATAATCGTTCTCTATCGCGCCCATATCGGAGGAATAATTGTTATAAGCATTGAGCAAACTTGATTCGCTTACGCCAAGCCCGCCTAACCCTTGCGCTTTTATTTGCGTGGGAATATATTTTTTCAGTTTATCGAGAGTGACACTTGCGTTTTGTTGCGACTGCATTTTGCTCTTATCCAAAGCCGAAACTCTCGATTCGTAATCGATTCTGCGTTGTTGGTCTTTTCGATATGTATCATAAAGGCTGTTGCCTATATCCCAATCCACGTCGGACATTCCGTTCCTCCGCGACAATATCGTCGAAGGGTCATAGTCTTGTCCATAATTCGCTTTATACCACTCCAAGAAATCCGTTCCCTGATATTTAGCCGAGAATCTGTTGCTCGGCGCGGTGTCGGTTGTCGAGCCGCCCGTCGGTTTTGTCGTTGAAGAATCGGACGGAATCGTCGGAGACGTAGAAGGGGTTGTTTTCGGCGTGGTGGGTATATCCAAAAGCGGAGGAGTAGTTTTCGGATTATAACTCCCCGTGCCGCCGTTGTTAGAGCCGTTATCTATCATCGGAAATTTTTCAAGGTTTGAATTGTCTATAATTCCTCCCCCGTTTGTTTTACCTCCACCCGCGCCTATGCCTATAATATTAGGATTTTGCCTTACCGTTCCGCTTTTATCTATACCCGTAAAATCTTTGTATCTGTCAAGCGGATTTGTCGGCGTGACCGTCGGAGTTCTTTTCCCTTGCGTCTTTGAAATTCCAAACGTTGCCGAATCGGGATTCGTCGGGGTTTGCGAATTTCCGTTTTTGGCAAATTCGCCGTATTTATTCAATTCGTTTTCCCAAAAGTTAAGCCTGTTAGTCCTTTTCATTTTCCACCTCCGTGGGGATTGTATTTTCTTTCGGAAGATTGTTTATGTAGTTATCGAACTTCTGAAGATTATCGATTTTCTTCCATATTCTTCCTTTATATTCGTCGGTTACGAAGAGATACGAGCGATACATTTTTATAATGCCCATTACAAGGAATATCGCGACCTGCAACGTCGTCCAGATAAGATTTGCATAACTGAAATCTTTGATAAGTTCAACGCCGTACACGCCGAATATAATAGCCGTGCCGAACTTTGAAACAACGTCGGCTAAACCTCTTTGCGTTTCGTATTGCGCCTTTGTTCTTCCAAAATAAAACGGGTCTTGTTGTCTGCCGCCTTCGCTTGTAAGTTCTCCGCCCGATAAAGCGGTTAATTTCAAATTTACCGCCTTATGATAGCCGCGGATTTTTTTGAGTTCCATTATTCGCAGGGCGCGGTCTTTCATTCTTTCCTTATCGACGGAAAGCGGAATCGCCACGCCGTCCTCATCAAAACAAGTCGAATACCTTAACCCGACGCGCGCAAGAATTTTTGTCCGTTGTATTTTGTAATTCTTGGCGTTTTCTTTTTCGCACCATTTATCGAGTTCTTCTATATGCGGGGAAATCTTCATAACGATTTTTGAATGTTCCATAATCGTTGCCCGCACGCTTTCCTCCCTGTCGCCGCTCATCATACCTTGCAGGTCGAACGTCCGATTGATGAATATACCGAGAAAGAAGCACAACGCACCGTCCGCTATGATTTGCGATATGGTTTTGCCCGTCTTATCGATTCGCAAAAAGGCGGTGAGGATATAAATCGCGCACACAAAAAGGACTATGAAATAACCGATATTTTGCTTGAAAAAATCCCTTACTTTTTCATTCATAATCAATTCCTGCCTATGTACTTCTTTATCACTTCTTCAACTTGCGCCGTGGTGACATCGGCGGTTTTCCCTACGAGCATATCTTCTTTGGTCTTTTTAATCGCTTTTTGGAAAAACATATAGTCTATAAACTCTCCGAGCAAAGCCATACCCGTGAGAAGAAGTAAATCCTGCAACACTGCTTGTAATAAGTATGCCATAACAAAAGCGATACCGAACGATACAATTCGCCTCGGCATTTTCAGTTTGCCTATGACTTTCATAAATACGAGCGTTGCAAGAATTATTCCGCCGAAGGATAACCTGACCGTATCTCCGGGCGTTTTGGTGTAATTGCCCCAATTAAGGACAAAGCACACGACAAGCGGAGCGATTGAAACCAAAAAACTGCAAACGTAAAGAAATACGAGCCTTGCTTTATATTTCGGTTTTTTCTTCATCGCTCTCCCCCACTTTCGCTATTTCGGCGGCATATCCGTTCTCAACCAATTCTTTCATATTGCAAAACCCGATTTGACACATCGCTTTGGTTTGTTTTGCGTCTTTCTCTATCGAATTCAACCTTTCGTCCAAAACGGTAAATGTTTCGGAAATGCGCTTTTCCTGACTATGTAATACAATCTCGTTTTTCTTGCCGTTTTCGACCGTATCATTGACATCTCTCGTCGCTTTATTGAATTTGTCTACCGCCGTTTGAACTCTCGAAATAATCGGTAAGGAAGCGGTTGCAAGCCCGCCGATTGCGGTCAAAGCAAGAACCGCGTTAGGTATGAGTTTTGTTTCGGCGTACTCTTTCCAGGCAACCTCGCCGACCGTTAAGAAATACACGCCGACCGCAGTCAACGCGCCGACAATAAAGCCGATAAACACTGCAAGAAATATTTTTGTTTTTTTCATCTTTGTTTCCTTCCTTTTGTTGATTAAATACAACATATAACGATAGCGTGATAGATAAACAATACGCTAAAAAATGCTAAAAGCACCCACGAACCTATATTTGCCGCTTTTTTGTTTGTCTTACCTAATAGCCCTATCGCCAACAATAATCCGCCTACAAGTCCGATTTTGAACAGATAAACGAGATTCGTCCGTATGAGCCACCGCCCTATCGGATTACCCTCGACGGATAACCCGAACAGACTGACTAAATACATTGTGGCGATAAGGTCTATTAAGTTAAATATGTAAGTTATTGCAAGCCTTGCTTTCATTTGCGTAATTTATTTTTTTCTTCCCAAATTGCCTTTTCCTCTTCTTCGCTTATAAGTTTCTCGCCTATATACCTCATATTTTCTATGTGGTACTTGTTGCTCAACTTACACGAAGTAAGAATACCGTTCGCGAAGAGGTTGTAGTGTTTATCGGTAATGATGTTATAGAACTTGACTTCTTTTTCGACAACTTCTTGCGAAACGACCGTCGGGAATGTTCCGTCTTGGGCAAACGTCGTAGTTCCATTCGGCGTTTCTTTGAAATTGCCCGTATAGGTAAATGCACCCGCTTCTTTATTAAAGATACGGTGATAGCCTTTCTCCCCGCCTGCACCGACAAAGCCGACTTCCGAACCATTCGAGAATTTAACAAGGTTATATCTCGGGGCAGTTTCTTCAACTTTTATCCAACTCGGTTTTGCTTTATCGAATTTTCTGTCGTAGAAGTTCCAAACAAGGAGTTCGTCGTCGTAAGTGATATCTTCAATTGCTTTTGTTGTTCCGTCTACGAGTGTAATTTGAGTACCTTCGATTAAACAGTAAGAATCAACCGTAATTGTGCCGTCGCCCGTTATTTTGAATTTATAGGAACTTTCCATAGTTATACTGCCCGAAACACTTGCGTTTTGACCATACCCGTCGCCTTCTATATATAAATAACCTGTCGTGCAGATAACAGTTTTTGGTGTACCGGAACCCACCGTTGCTAAGAGCGCACCGCTTGTAGATTGCCCATCATACACGCGGATATCATAATTGGTTGCTGTAACAGTTACATTATATCCCGCCGCCACCACTTTGTAACTTACGCTGTTACTCGCCGCACTATTATTGAAATTCGGCGCGCTTGCTTTGACCGTTATCGAATATGTACCCGAATCGGTAAGCAAAGTCGAAAGGTCAACGGTTTTGCTTGTTACAACGGCTAACTCCGCTGAACCATTAAAAATCCTATAAGAAGTTACAAAATTGCCGTTGGTAGCAGGATTTGTAATTGTCAGCGTTGAATTGCTTAAGGAAATCGTCGGAGCATTTAAAGTCGGCTTTTTGCTTTCGACATTTACAACGACATTTGCCTTTGCCTTAATATCGTAAGTTCCGTTCTCTGTGATGTTTAGGCTTCCGCTCGGAGAGATATATTCGTCCGGAATCGCATTGACAATCACCTCCGATAATCCGTCATACCCGCTGTCGGACTTTACGCTCTGTTGGCTCTTGGTGGGCGTTGCGCTTTTCGATTGAAGATTAGGTTTGAAGGCGAGAGAGCCGACAACCCCGCCGATGTTAATATCTTTTTTGATATTTCCCGCAATCAACGTTGACGGCTTTTCAACGATTACTTCCGTAAGGACTTTGCCTGCTGCCGGAACGACACTTTGATTTCCCAAAGCCATATTTAAAGCGACTCGCTTTGTTTCTTCCGGCTTTGACGTATCAATGCTTTCAACCGCGCTCGCCAAATTCTGAATATTCTTTTTCGCAGGAATCGTGCCGTTTTTTCCTTGTATTGCCGTATAAGCATTTCCGACGTGCTGTTTTATAGAGTTGATTTTATCGCTTATCGCCATAAACTACACCCCCTCGCCCGTATCAATGCTTGCAAGCAAAGTTTCTACCGACCCCATAGATTCCGTCACCTCGTCAAACGCGGCGTTTATATCGTCTATAACGCGGTCTATCTCGCTTATTGCCGAGTTCTCATCGTCAATAATAGGACTGTAAAAAGCCTTGCGAATGTCGTCCGCTTTATATCCGCCTTCAATCGGGTTGTTCGGTAAGGAATAAGCGGATTTTCTTTTTATAGCCGCTTTTACGCTTGCTTTTACTTTCTCTATTTTCATTTTACCGTACTCCTATGTTTGATTTGTTGACCTTATAAACTACCGTAAACGTCTTTACAATGCAATTACAATCGTTATCCGAAACGAACCTAAAAATAATGAAGTTGAAGTTTCTTTCGTTGCATTTCACCGAATAACTGTTTGCAAAGCCCGTATCAAACGAAAAGTTCTCAAACGAAAAACTATCGAAAGAAAACACGTTTATTCCCTTCGCGTTCAAAAGTCTGTTTACCGTCCTCGTTTCGTAACCGAACGAGAGTTTTCCGTTTACTTCCGGCTCTGTCGCGATAACCATTTTGAGAAGTGTTTTGCTCGATTCGTTCGTTCCGAGGTCAAATACGGGAGTATACCATTCGGCGACGACGTTCTTCGTATGGGTGAATCTCGCAAGCGGGTTTGTCGGAATCGAGGAATTGTACTTCCCCAGAACAAGCACTGCGCCCTCTTTGCTGTCTTTGATTTGAAAAGAACTCTCGGTTATGTTTGTCAAGTATAAATCAACGTTCGATATACTCTTGTAAAGATTGAATCCGCCCGCGCTTAAAAGGACTTTATTGCCGCTTATATCTTCCAACTCATACGAGCAAGTTCCTTTGTTAACGTTGCCGATGAAATACTTTGTGTTTAAGGCTAACCCGCTTTCGCCAACGGTGTCGGCAAAAACTTCCATTCCGTTGTGTATGGAGAGTATTTCATTTTCATCGGAGATAATTTTTCCGTCCTGAACCTCAACATTTGTAGTTATCAAAGCGTAAAAACCTTTGGTTGAAACGGTTATTTTATCGTTTTCCGCAAGCGCAATATCTATATTTTTGTTGTAAGAGATTTTGTTGCCGACAATATCGAACATCAAATCACCCGAAGCACTGTCCTGATAAGTTCTGTCGGTGTATTGCTTATCAAAAACGCAAATCTGTCCGTCCGCGCTCCCGAAGTATAAAGTGTTGTCGATATTCGCCCATACTCTGACGGGGCAATTATCCCAATACCACCACTCGTAATTGAAAGAGTCGTTCAGGTCGTCGGCAGAAGTGTATTTATACCTTGCGTCGGCTATATAAACCACTCCGTCAATCGCAAGATAATACTTGCTTTGATAAACAATTCCGACCGCTTCGGATAAATCTTTGTGAGATTTCAGTTTATCGTTGATTGACCGCGAGCGTTCTCTTGTATATCTCTCGGTCGTCACAACGTTATCTGCAAGAACTATTCCGAAAACTCCGTTTCGGGAAAGAATAATATTGTCGCCCGCAAAGTTCGCGCAAGCATATCTGCTTATAACGCCCTCGCCTATACTGCCCGCCGAAGTCGGGAATATGCCGCGAATACTATCGAGTTTTCCGCTTGAATCGTATGATTCCTTGTAAGTTCCCGAACGATAAAATATACTTGCTTCCTGACTTGTTTCGGACTTGTAAATAACGAGCGTACTGTCCGAAAGTCTTCCGTAACCGCTTATAGGCACTGAATCGCTTCCCATTGACGCGGTGTTAAGGTCGCCGAAATATGTGTAATCGTCCGCTTCCGAGTGAAAATCGATATTCGGATAAGCGGCGTTGCCGGCAAGAAACAATCTGTCCGTGTTTCCGTTTACGCCGAATAACACGCCGAAATTGCAGTTTGCTATTCTATCGATATAGCCCTCGATTGAATGTTGAAAGGTGACAAAGATATTATCTCTGTTTTCAACTTGCGGCGTGGTTGCAATCGAAAACGTTATTTTCCCTTTCTCGAAGTTTATAGTTCCAACCTGCGTAGAACCCTCGTATAGTTTCGTTTTGTCGCTTCCGGTGTTTGAAATCTGCTTTGTAACAGCCGAGCCGTTCACCTTTGTTTCCAACTTGATGTCTACGATTGTTCCGCTATCAATGCTCCCCGAATCGAGAGTCCACGTTTTGTTTGTTTCGGCAGTTCCGAGAAGTTGATTTATCCTGCGAGATGAAAGGCAATTCACGTCGTCAAGGCTTCCTCTCGTGGCGTCCGCAACGCTGTCGTTATCGATAGAAATCGTCGTAGTCGGAATGTATGTGTCAACGTTATTTGCTACTCTCCGCAATTCGTAACTGACGCCTTCGTTCCAAGTTCCGTAGACAAGATAATCACCGCACCCTATTATGTAGGCTCTGCCCTTGTTGAAGAACGCCTGACTTCTCTGGTCTTTGATTTTGGTCGCGTCAACTTGCGCCGCCGCGTAAGTCGAACTCAAAGTTATATCTTCAACGCTGTATTTCCCGTTGTCAATAAGCCTGTAAAACCTCTTTCCCGCATGAACAAGCACCTCTCGTCTATCGCCGTTTACATACTCGAAAATTCCGTTGATTCTTTGCGCTTTTCCGTCGTACTTAATTTTGATGAGTTCGTTCCAACCATTTCTTTTTTTGTTTACTCCATATTCGTTTATGAAGTTGCGCATATTCGAGGCTCGGTCTTTACGGACGCTTAACGCCGACGATGAAAAGTCAACGCCTTTAAAATCCGAGAGTTGGAGAGTTTTCCGTGTTTTTAATGATATATTCGTTCTCGCCCTCATACTCACTCCGTTTGCGAATAAATTGTTTTTACCCGACTTACTTTGTTTGTTTTTCTTAAAAGTATTTCCTCTATTCCCGCTTCAAACCAATTCCGCGCCTCGCTCGCCTCGTTTGGCTCGTCATCTCTGTACAAATCGCCTTTAACGAAATACGGAATAAGCGCGGCTATATTTTCGGGGACAGGGATTTCCCAATCGTCGTCGGTTAAAGAATCAACTCTCGGAATGGTCGGGCGATAAAGAACGGTATAAGTAATGTCCTCATCGTCATAACGCTCCAAAACAAGAGTGTCGCCCTCCGTCTGATAATCGCAATCGCCGCAATATTCGCCGTCCGAAGTTTCGCTCACAACACGGTCTATGTCGTAAAAATTCTCTATAAGCGACGGGAGATTGAAACGGATAAATGCGCCGCTTGCAACCCCGTCGGAAGCCGTCAAAGTCTTTGATTCGGGCGGAAGAACGCCTCTGCTTTCAAGAACGGAAAAACAGCGGTTTACGCTTCCCGGCATATTTACGAGATAGCCGCTGTAAGTGTCGTCTTGCGCGTATGTATCGAGTTTGTCAACCGTAATATCGTCGCCCATATTGATGAACATCAATTTCAACGCTTCGATTTTTATATCTCCGTATTTCATAACTTCTCCTTTGGCAATTTGGAAGAATCGAACTTCCTGTTTCCTAAAATTGCATAAAAGAGCCTACCTACTGAAAGATAGGCTCTTATATTTGCTTATACGAGCGCGACTACTCCGACACTCGGGGTACTTGCCGACTTAACGACGATTTTACCTTTGTTAGTGCCGGAAACGAATTTGAATCTTCCGCTGTCTAATTTGACAAGGCTGACTCCTTTCGGCGCGGAAAGCGTAAGGTCTACAACGCCTTGAATACCGTTGCCTGCCTTAACCGTAAGCGAAACTGCGGTGTCGCCGCTGTTGCTTATGACGAGAATCATCTTCGCGTCGTTTTCGCTCCATTCGAGAGCCTTTTCGGTATTCGCCGTGAGCGCGGTCAGCGTGGGAGTTGCGATTTCATTTCTCATAGTGACTTTCATTGTCTGTTACCTCCTTTTAAGCGTATTTTACGTTGATGTTGATGACTTCTTTCGGTCTTACGACTTGCGCGTCGAAAAGAATGTAGCCTTTTACCGCGTCCGCAAATTTCTTTTCAGGGCGGTACGCTTCACTATGAGTCAAAGGTTTCGCATAAGCAATGGCTCTTTGCGTTCTTATCATAATGTTGTCCGTCGCGCCGTCGTCCGTTCTGCAGACGTTGTTGGAAAGTTTAAATATAACTTTCCCGTATTTGCCGATTTTCCCGTTTTTAAGTATTTCGCTGTTGTCGGTGTCTTCAAGTCTATACGCTTTTTTGAACACCTTATAAAATCTTGGAGATACGGTTACGACAACTTTCGTCGTGTCTTTCACGTCGTTTTCCTGAAGTTTTTGAATAGCGTCGTCGATAACGTCAAGAACATACGTTTCGCCGGTGGTGGTCGTTTCCTTAGCCACAACCTTTACAGGCGAAGCATAGAGTTTCGCGACATTCTTATCTGTTGCGAACGAGCCGATGTACTTATCGATTTCGTTAGCAAGTCCTTCCGAGGTTTCTCCTTCGAGAGCGTCCATTACTCCGCCTACGGCTTGCGCCTTGTCGATGTCGCCAACCATATAGTTGAAGTAACGGATTTGGTTTATGTACATAATAACGGAAGTGTCTTCGATTTCTTCGGGCTCGTCGATGTCTTTATTACGATTTTCTTTGGCGAGGGTTTTAATCGTAGGCTTACCTACGCCGAGAATCGTTACCGATTCGCCTTTCTTTTTAACTTGTCCTTCGTACTTGCGGTTGCAGTCCTCTACAAACACGCAAAGTCTTTCGAGTTCTCTTTCAATCCCCTCATTCCACACGGAGGGGATAAAGTTCTGATATGCCATAATGTTTGTTTAACCTCCTGTTTTAATATTTCCATTTAGACATACTTGCACGAATCTTGTCATAGTTCTTATGGACTTCCTCTTGAGTCATCGCCTGAACTTGCTCTCTCGTGTAATAGCCACTATCGTTCGGATTCGTGCTTGACAACGACCCCGGCGACGCTTTCTTGTTCGCGAGCGTTTGCTTTACCATTTGTTTGGCTTTCTTTTCGTATTCGCTCACGAAACTTATAAAATCATCGTATATGTCCGATAAAGGTTGTTGACCGACTTTTCCTTCCGCGAATTTTTGGAATTGTTCGTTTGAAATGAGCGATTGTACGTTTATTTCAGGGTGTTTGGTCGAAAAGTCGTTAAAATCCTTTTCGTACCATTCCTTTTCTTCCGTTTCTTTCGCGGTTTCTTCGGCTTTCTTCCTTTCTTTTTCCTTTTGGTATTTGGAGAAATCGGACACAGGGTCGCCGCCGTTCTTTTCGATTTCCTTCATCAAAAGATACTCTTCTACGTCGGCGTGGTCTTTCATCGGCTCATTCGTAAAAGGGTTCTTTCCGTTAAGGACTTCGATAATGGCTTTCTCTCTCGTTTCTGCCTCTACTTTTTTGAGTTCGGCTTGGCGTTCTGCCTCGCGCCTGCGACGAGCGTTTTCGGAGTTTTGTTCCTTCGTTTGCGTTTTCGCTTCTCTCTTCGGTTCGCCGCTTTCCTGCTCACCGTTTTCGGAATCGGTAAATTCAACGTCGTTACTATCTCCCGTGGTTTCGTCGATGTCAGCGTGTTCATCGACTTCCGTAGTCGCTACGGTTTCTTCCGCTGATTTTTTAATTTCTTCCGGCATAGAAGACTCCTTTAGATTTTTGCGCGTTCTTGCGTGATGTTATTGTATAGTAATAGGTTTTGCCTACTTGCTATCGGTTTGCGTCTTTACGACTTTTTTGTAATTCGGACAAGCAGGCTTACGGCAAACAAAAGCCGTAGAGCCTTTTATCCTTTCTACCCGCATTTCAACTTTACATTTAGGGCATAACATTTTCTCCGCCCCCTTGTATTCCGTTATATATCGTCTGCGCCATTTCGGTTGCGTCTTTCGTTGTTTCCGCGAGTTTTGCGTTCCCGAGTTGAATTTGCTTGTTTGCCTCGGTTATCTTTCCCGAAGCCTCGGTGTAAAGATTTGCGATATAAGTTTTCAACTCGTTATTCTCTTTGATAACGGCAATAACTTTATCGACGGTTTCTTTTTGTTGCTCAATAACCTTTGCGAGTTCAATATTCTGTTTTTGCGATTCCTCGAGTTGTTTCGTTAACGCGGTTACCTGATTCTTCTCGTCCTCTTCGATTCCTTTCAGAATTTCCGACCTGTTCGATAAAGCGTCTTTCGGATATGCTTTAAGATAAGTCTTCATCGAGATTAAACCTTTTGCGAGAAGAACGTCGAGCGCGTTTATATCGCCCGCCGCCGACGCCTTTGTTCCCGAAGTTGCTTCGACGACGATAGAAAAGTCCGTAGACCTGTATTCCTCGCTATTGAACACGTCGGACATCTGCACTTCTTCGTTGTCCGTTCCCCATTGCATAGACTGACTTTCATCTTTCGGGAGCGTTTCCGTATATGTAAATTCTTTCTCTGTGTAATAGAGTTTGAAGAATTGCGCGAGGACTTTCCCTTGTTTTTCTTTGACGAGCCAAAACGAATCTTTGAGTTCCTCGATAGGTTGCGTTGCCTGCGACTGTAATTGAGCAATTGCCGCACCCGACATACCCGCCCCGAGAGTTTCTCCCGTCATTACTTCCGTAGAGCCTGTAACAACCCTTGTAAGTTGCGTGAGCGTGTCTATGAGTTGCAACGGCTGACTTTGTATCGCTTGTTCCGTCATCTTCCGTATGCCTTGCCCCGTTCCCGTATAATCGACGATGACCTGCCCCGGCTCGTTCGTTATCACCTGACCTTTGAGAGCGTTCGGTGCAACGATGTATTTTCCCCACGCGGTTTCCTGATTGTTAAGAAGAGCCATAGCAATATTGAAATTTATCGCCTTTTGATTCGGAATAAGCCCCTCGACTTCCCCGAGTCCGTAAATACATCTCTCCTTAACTTCATAATTGCCTACAACGATAGGGTACAAATACGCTTTCGTCGTTTCGGGTATAAGGGATTCCGCTTCAGGTTTGTCGGGAGTCGCGTTATTCGGAGCGTCTTCTTCCGCAAATCCGAGTTCTTTCGCCGCGCCTTCAAGGTCGGGGGTGATTGCGAAAGGTTTGTTGATGACGACGCTTTTCGTTGCTTTCTCGCAATAGACTTCTCCGTCCTTGCGGAAATACCTCGTAAGAACCGTACAGAGTTTATCTCCGTCCTGCTCGACCGTTCCGTACTTATTGTCCGATTCGTCGGAAACGATACTCTCGACGTCTACGTCTTTATCGCATTTCGCCCTGACCGACTTAACGTTCTCGCGCGAAGCAATCAATATCCACTCTTGCTTTTGCTCGTCGAGTTGCGTGGGGTCTGAAAAGAATATACTTAAGGGGTCGATTATCTCACACCTTAAACCGCCTTCCTTTGCTCCGTTCTTGCCTTTTGCTTCCGAATCCCAATAGTAGTGATAGAAATAAGAGCCTTTTATTACGCCGTCGTTTATCGCCTTTTTATCGAGCGATTCTTGTCCTATTTCTCTTTGTATATAATCGGCGAAATTGTTGAAACGCTCTACGTCAGCCATTTCGTCTTCGGCTCGGTAAATTATCTTAACGGGAGTCGAAAGAATCGAACTCTTCTTGTTTCGGCATATCATTTTGATGATATTTACAACGGGTCTCGGAAGGTTTTTTGTGTTCTTCGTCGGTGTTGCCCACTGTTCGCCCTCGTAGAACTTGACAAACTTCGGGATTTTTTTCGATAACCCGACGGAGGATTGATAAGCAAGTCCGTTTTGATAATCGTCCCACAGAGATGTCGTTTCGGAGTCGATTGAATACCTTTCCTTAATCTCCATTATCTCCCTCCTCGCCGTTCAGCCACTCGTTAAGAATCTGATTCGTAGTGAGAGGCGCGTCTTTCTCCAAAGTCTTTTGAGAGATTGTCCGTCTTTGCAGTTCGTCAATCTTCTTTTCCAACTCGCATACTCTGTCCTCGAGTTGTTTTATCCGTTTTCTGTTGAACATTAAAAATCCTCCCATTGCATATAGCCAGCATTCCCTTCGGCTTCTTCGCAAGAAAAATTCTCTTCGATAAACTCGTTTTCGTTTATCCTGACTTCAAGCCACTCTCTCGGTTGTTTCTTCGCCACGAAATGCCCGATAGCACAAGCCATAACCAAATCGTCGTGACAACCGTCCAACGCTTCCATTTTTCCGTTATCCTTCCTCGTGAAGGTCGTCATCTCTTTCAGCGTAGGCACGTCAGGCTCAATCGTAGGGTCGCTTCTCATAAGCGTTACGAGTTCGCCTATGATTATCGGTTTTGTCCTCGACGTCGTTTCAAATCCGTAGTCCATAACGGTCTTATCCGCCGCGCTGTCAAATCTCTCGCGCATATAGAGGTTTGTGTAGCCGTACTTCTTTTGAAGTATTCTCGTCGGTTGCCTCGAATAGTTTATTTCGATTCCGATAAGTGCCTCGTGATAATACGTGCCGAGGCAATACATTTGTTCGGCGTAAAGGTCTTCGTCTATGTACTGCTTATGTAAAGTCGCGACAACTTTATCGTCGAGAGAACATATAACCTTTGCCGTAAAGAAGTCTTTACCCGTTCCGGCAGTATCTCCGCCGATTGCGTAAGGCGCAAGCCCTATGACTTCTCCGTCTTTGTTGTATTTCTTTCTCGGCTCTTCGTGAATTGTGATATATCCGTCCGTGCTTTCTATGAATCGAATATCCTTTATTTTCCAATCAAAATCCTTTATCGCGCCGTTCTCGTCTTTAATCGGGATTGCTTCCTTTTCGTATGCAAAATATCCTTTCTTAACCGCTTGCAAGGACGAAGCGCGGATTATTTGATTATTGATTGATTCTTTATCAAACACACACTCGCCGCTCGATACAAAGGCTTCCGTAGGCGTTACCGGATATTCTTGCTTGATAGTGTTTTTGTCAAGGTATGAATCATATTTCTTGCAATACCAAGCGATTTGCTCTTTATCCAACCCCATTGACTCCAAGAGTTTTGCTCTCTCTATAAGCCAAGAATCTTTCGTGTTGAGATAACTCAAGTCCTTTATGCGATACTCTTTCGTTCGCCACCAACCATAGAAAAGGTTATGACACGCGCCCGAATCCCAAAGGTCTTTTGCCTGATTAAATCCGTTCGCCGTAGTTTCGTAAACAACTATAGCGTCAGCCGTTATCGCTTCGCCTATACCTGCCTGAATGGTCGATAAGTCGCACTCATAGAAAGCAACTTCCGAATAATGCACGAAGTTGAGCGTTCGGGAACGACCCACTTGCTCCGTTGCTGTGGCTATACGCCAAGACGAATTGAGTTTGTCAAAGAACAACTCGTTTCTCGAATTGAATTTCTCGGAGGGTTTCAGTTCTTCCGGAAGTCTTTCATACACGACTCTCGCCTTATCGTTGAATATGGCAAGCGTGTTGTCGGCTCGGTCTGCCATTGTAAAACCCGCGAAGTTCTTTCTTACGATTGAAAAAGATAACTGAATCGCCGTTATAAGACTTGTAAAGCCTTGTTGTCTGCCTTTCAAAACAAAAAACGGCTTACTCGTTCCTTTCGTTTCTAACTGCTCGATGAAATCCCTTTGCACGTCGTTGAAGAAAAACGGAACAGTCTTTCTCTCTTTATCGACTATGTAAAAAGCAACCTCTATAAGCAAATACGGTTTTGCGATTATCTCCGACGACAAAGACGGCGTAGATAATATCTTTATCGCGCTCGCCCTGACGAGTTGTTTGTCATACTCTATATCGCGCCGCTCTTTCCATATCCGCTTGCGCTTTTCAATAATGTCTTTAATCGTCAGCATTAGAACTCCTCGAACTTCTTGATTGCAATATTCCCCTCGACGATTGCCGTCGCTTCTTTATTTGCGAGAGCCTGTTTATCGTAAAGCGTACCCAAGACAACCGCCAATTCTTTTGCCTGTTCGAGTTTGAGCGATTTCACTTTTAAGTAAAGCGACTTCCTTTGCTCGTTCGTAAGTTGCTTGTTGTCGAGTTTGCATATCTCATCAACGAGTTTGTCGAGTTCGTCTTCGTTCTCAATCGCTCTATCTAAACGCCTTTCGAGGAGTGTTTTCGTCTTGTCGATAAGCCGCCAAGCGTCGTTCACAAACCGTTTTTTGTTTTCATTACGAAGTCTTTCGAGGTCAAATTCACGCTCTGACTTCGTAACTTCGTAACTATTCCCGCCTTTCGCTCTCTTCTCGGCTAACTCTTTGCTTTGCTCTAAATACTTCTTCTCCCAAGTCTTAACGGTCGTGTATTTAAGCCCGAGTTGCTTTGCTACGTCCATAGCGTTATTGTTACAAGCAAGAAGGGCAAAGGCTTTTTCCTTTATATCGTCGTTATACTTCTTGCCTTGTGCCATATAACCTACTCCCTTTCTTCCGTAGTTAATGAGAAAGCGGCGCTCGCCACCCAACCGATGATATAATAGGCAGCTGTCGGCATTTTGCATATAAAAGTATCAAAAGCCACACCGAACAGCACTCCTACCATAAATATCAAGGAAGCGAGAAAAAACCTTAATGTCTTTTTCATAACTTTAAATACACTTCGGACTTAAATCTTCGTCGGGTTTATCCCAAATGGTGAGCCGCTCTTGAAGAATCTCGGCATAGTCTTGCATGACGCATAATTGTCTTCTCATAAGATGCCTCATTCCAACGGAAATGGACTTCGCTTCAAGAATTTCATTGCTGAAAAGAAATCTCGACAACTTTGCAATTCTTTCCCTGATTTCGTCAAGTTCAAACTGAACTCTTTCTTTTGCCGTAGGCTCTCTATCGGCTGTCATTGCACAACAATCGTTCATAATCTGCTCCTAAATTGGTTTTGGAGAGTTACACCTTTTTACGCTACTTATCAACTCTCCGAAGTTTTTCGCAACTTCTTACAAAGAACTCAATGGGTTTGGCAACAGAGGTTAGAATCGAACTAACATATAAACGGGTCAAAGCCGCTCGCCGTTCCTTTTGGCTACTCTGTTATGGTTGCGGAGAGCGGATTCGCACCGCCGTTCTCTTGCTTATGAGGCAAGCGAGATTCTCCTTCTCCACTCCGCGATAATGTGAAAATCAATCGACCGAAACAGTCTTGTTTTTTCTCTCCGCATACATTATTGCAAAAAAAAAGCGATACCGGGCGATACACTTTTCCCAATATCGATTTTTTTCAGAGTGAATTTGCCAACTTCTCGATTGCTTTTTCAACTCTTTTGCGAACGCCAACCTCTGTATACCCAATATCCCGACCTATCTTCCAATAAGGTTTCCCGTTTATGTAGCCGTCGATAATAATCGTCTTGTCAAACCCTTCCAATTTATCTATCGCCGCCATATATGTCGATTCAAGAGTCGTTGCCGTCTTAATATCATCTTCAATATGAAGCGACCCGAGAACTTCTTTAATTTTCCGTATCTCGTCGATAATTTCCTTTGTCGGGGGTTTACCTCGAAGGTATTCAAGCCGGCGTTCGTGATTTTGCTTGCAATCCATTCCGACCGTTATTCTATGCGTTATCTTCCGGAGTTTCCGAAGGTCGCTCTTGACTTTCTCTTTCTCCATTCTTCCCTCCTTTATCAGGCAAGAACTTTAAAATCTTGCTTCTTGCGATGACATCGTTTCCTTTGTGAAGTTCAAACCAAAAGATTATATTGCTCGTTTCTTTCTCTATCATTGAGAAATATATGAGTTGCCGCCCGTCCTTCGCAAGAGCCTTCTTCAACTCATATTGTCTTTGCTTCGAGGTCTTCGCCCCTTCCGTTTCGTAACCGTTTTCTTTCAACAACTCATAGCCTATATCGTCTATACGCTCTATCGCCTCTTTCGGCAACAAATCGAATATATCAACCTTCTTTTCCATTCTTTCGCCTCCCGTATTTCATCGCTTTATCTCTCCTCCACATAACACCACGATTGCGGCGGGCGGCTAATTTCCCTACCGTTTTCGACAAAACAATCGACCTCGTACATATCGGGAGTATTTATCACGACAAGATACTTGCATTGCTCGCACGCTTTTTCGCTTTTCTCGCAAGGCGGTGTTTTGAACTCGCTTAACTCTTTCGGTTCGCCGTAAATCTTTAAGTCGGATATATGCCACGCAAAGCCTTGTTTTACTGTTTTTCCGTCAAGTTCTTCGGGTTTGTAAAAATAGTTAATCATCTCATTGTATGACAAGCAAGCGAGTTTTTCAATGTCATCGCTTCGCAAACTCCCGACACTAAACCTTTCTGCCTTATCGCAGATAAACTCGCCGATAACTTTACCCATATCCGTGTAGTGTGATTTGTTATTAAGAAACGAATTAAATCTATCGTTTAGATAGCGCATTTTGCTTTCTTTTGTTTCATAGATATAAGCCTTAAACGGTACTTCTTTCGGCGCAGTCTTGCGTACTTCGATACGTTTCTCATAAATCGGCTTACCCGCTTCTTCTTTTCCTATCACGTGGCAGATTTTCTCGCACCATTTCGGGCGAATACTGATTAAAACTGCTTTCATCTTACTACCTCGATTTTTTTAACGTGAGTTTTACGAAAAGAATAATTTGCAACTTCATACCTGTCGGGGCGATACTCCGCGCGGGTTAATACGCCCGTTTTCGTTGTATCGTCGAAAAACGTAACCTTTACTTTCTTTCCTAAAAGAGCGTTTAACTCTTCGCTTTCGTGAGTGTATTTTTTCATTTATTGCCTTTTCTCCTTTTAATTTCGTTTTCAATAGCCGAGCGTAAGAAATCCTCGTCTATTAAGTAAATATCGGTGAATTTCTCTCTTTTGGCAAAGTCTTGCATTGCTTTATACAACACTTTCTCGCCCTCTTCCATAACTCCTTTCATAACTTTTGCGACTGATTTTTGAATTATTTCAAGTTCATAAGTATCGCCGTTGCATTTCGTTACAATGGGGTTGGCTAAGGACTTAAAAGAAGCGTGTATTATAGGTTTGTCATTCATAGCACAATCTCCTTTTTAAAAAATTTGGTCGCCACTCCCTTCATAAAGCGAATTAACCTTTTTAAAAATTGCTTTTAACATTCGTTTGAATTCAGACATTGCCGCTTTGCACTCTTTAAGCGATTGTCCGACGACTTTATACTCGCAAAGAATATCACCTTTGTCTGACGTTCCGATATTAAATCCAATATTGCTTTTATTCGCATACGAAATCAAATACTCGAATTCTTTTCTATGCTTTTCGACAAAAACGTCTAAATCGGGGATATTGTCTTTTATTTCGTAAGAACCTTTAATAAACTTTTTCATTTTTATCCTCTTTTTTTAAGTATTTGTCCGCCCACTCTCGTCCAAGAAAATAAATTTTACAAAGGTTATCCTGCAGGATTGTTTGATAAAAACCCCCTGTTACTACATTTTTCTCAAATCCATTCTTTGACAGAATTTCCCAAATTTTATTTAAAGTAATATCGGACTGTTTCAGTTTCTGATATTCTTCCATATCAATAATTACTTGTGCGTTTGCCATTTCTCACCTCTCTAAAATCCTTTTACCTTTTTCCTTACGATTAAAAGCACGCTACGGCATTTTCTTTTTGCTCGCCAAACCAATATTTTCATTTTGAACCAACTGTCCGTGAAATCGTAGAAACTTAACCCGACTTCATCATCGTTCCAACCGCGTATTTCATACTTTCCGCCCATTATTTCACCTCTATATCCGGTAATTTGAAATCAAAGTAAATTTTGTAATGCCACGGGTCTGTATGCGTTCCGCTTATATCGTCAACCACATAGAGCGTATAATCGGTGAGGTACACATAATTCTTTTTGTATGTACTCGCCCCGACTTTCGCCGTCACAATAAGTTCATTGTTTTTATAATCGGTTTCGATATTTATATAGCCCTCTATAAGCATTATCACCTTGTCGGTTCGGGCGTTGTAAACCGTAACGCGTCGTTCGCACTCGAAATATTCCGCTTGTCTTGATATGTTGTGATTGACCCTTTTGGCTTCTGAACACCCGCTTGCGCAGATTAAAATGCAAGCCGCCAACATTGAAACTAAAATCTTTTTAATTCTCATATTATTACTCCTTTTTTCTCCTTTTCCAAACCGTTCTCCTGCTAACGCCTAACATCTTTGCAAGTTCAATCCCTGTAAAAACGTTTGTTTGTTCTTCCGAAATGAAAATTTCATCTTCCTCTTGAAAAACGTCGCCTTGAACTTCAAGTGGTATTCTGTAAATTTTCATTTGCTTTTGTTTTTCTTCGTATTGCGATAAAAACGTCTTTTTTCTTAAAATGTTTTTATATCCGTAATCGCAATCGATAAAATTATCTTTTCTGTCGTAGATAGCATATAAAGATTTCATTTTTTCACCTATCCTTAAAGTTTTATAGTTCCGTTGATAACGCCACCGATTACAAATAACCCCGCCGCAATACCCCATACGCACATTTGAATCAAAATGCTTTTAAAGGACGAGCGCGGTTGTTTATTCCCATACTCGTAAAACTCGTCTTTCATTTTTTACTCTCCTTTTTAAAGATTTTGTATTTCGGACAGGTCGCCCAATGCGGGGTATATCCCGTCACAGTTTCCCCGTTTTCCGTTATGATTGTTTGTTTCTTCTCATCGCAAGGCATTGCCTTGCCGTTCTTTGTTTCGAGCCAAATTATTTCAGCCCCACAACCTTTACACTTTGCCATAATTACTCCTAAAATAAATTTTTAAATATTGCCATAAGGACATCGACGACGATTGAGTTTCCCGCTTGCTTATATAGTTGAGAATTGCTCACTTTCTTCTCTGCACGAGAAAAACTTTCATCATCAAAACCCATAAGTCTCCAACACTCTTTTGGAGTGAGTTTTCGAACGCGGATTCCTTCTATAATCCCTTGACCATTTCGCTTTAAGTCTGCCCCACAATTTCTTGTAAGTGTACCTACGCAAGAACTATCTTTCCTTATAGATTGATTGAATCCGTCCCATACTATCGGCTCTACAACCCGATTATTATGTTTCGGACTGTTTCCGTCGGTTGTCAGCGTTCCGACTATTCCGTCTTTCCGAAGATAACCGTTTTGCTCGTCTAATGCCATAGGTTCAATTACTTTTAATCCTTCTCTCTCGCTGCGCAAAGTCGGAGCGACTTCTTTATATTCTCTCGGCTTGCGGTTTTTGTAAAAATCTTCGAGAATTTTTGGTTCTAATCCGCCACCTTGCATTGTTCGTATCGTCGGGCATAACCCTTCAGGAGAGTAAACTCTATTAGCCATTTCAAAATTACCTTCGAGTTGAGCGATGTGTTCGCACTTAATGAAATTATCGTCCATTCTACTTCCGGCTCTTGTTGTAATAGTTTTTCCGATGACGTTTCCGTCTGTAGGCTCAAAACGGAATCCGTTTCCTTTTTCTATGCCTTCTTGCGTATGTTGAATAAAGTATTTAATCGTCTTTTCGGATAAATAATACTTTTCATCAACCGAAGGCTCTAAAAAGTCTTTCAGCCTGACCGTAAGCGGCTTTGCTTGCGGGAAGTCGTAATGGAAATCGTCGAGCCAACTCAACATAAAGCACCTTTCTCTATTTTGCGGAACGCCGAATTCTTTTGCATTGAGTATTGCGTATTTGTTTGTGTAGCCTAAATCTTCAAGAAATCTGCACCACGCAAAGAAGTCTGCGCTGTTCTTTTCGGAAAGCACATCGGGAACGTTCTCCATAAGAAGAATCTGCGGAAGTTCTTCTGCTTCTTTTAAAAGCCTTTCCACTTCCCACAACAACCCGCTACGAGTTCCGCTTTCTCGGCTCATTCCTTGTTGTTTGCCTGCCTTTGAAAGGTCGGTACAAGGAAACGAGTATGTCATTATGTATTCGTATTTATCGGTTTCGACAATGCCGAGGTCGGCGGCGTGAATTTTGGTTATATCGCTCGTTGTGAATTCCGTTCCGTGGACTGCGTTATAACTCGCGACCGCGTATTTATCGAATTCGCATATCCGATAATGTTCAAACTTCACGCCGAGATTTTCGAGTGCTTTCGCCTGCGCGCCTATTCCGGCAAAGAGTTCTATAAGCCTTAACGGTTTTGTTACCTTTAACGGATTCGCCCCGTCGAATAACGACCATTGCCGAGTTCCGTCGTCTTTAAGCGTTACGCCTTTACCTTTTGATGTCATAATAGCCACCGTTGACTGCCGCTTCTAATGCCTGTATTTTTTCGATAGGAGAGAGTCTTTGCTTGTCCATTTCAATGAGAATGCTTGTCAGTTTGTCGTTCGTCAGCGTTTTTCCGTTTAATTGACAATGCTTGATAAACGACCACATCATAGGCTTCACTTCTTCTTCAAGACACATATCTTCCATTATGGATTCGTAACTTTCTCTCGCGCGCGGTTGATTATAATTATTTATTTCTTTATATTCTTCCTTACTTACTTCTCCTAACTCTATACTATCCTTACCTAATCTAACCTCGGTATGACATTTGTCAGACAACTGACTGACATTTGACAGACACTCGTCAACCGATTGACCGCGCCCTCTTTCCGTGTAAGACCCTTTTTCGTCCAACGCAAGCATTGCTTTTTCCTCTACGTATGTAGTTTTGTGCGCTCTGTCGCCGCGAATATAGTTGTGAATACGCCAATGCTTAATAACGATTATTCCGCTTTGAAAAGTAAGTATAAAACGCTTCGACATAAGGATTCGGCAGTCATCATCGCTTGCACCTATCATTCTTTGAATTTTTTTCGGATTGCCAACGAAGCCCTCGTCATCGGCTCTCATTGAAAGATGAAAGTAAAGTGCCTGCGCTGAAAGAGGCATATCAAGAAAAGCGTCGCTATCTATAATTGCTTTCGCAAACATTCTACGTTCCGCCATATTTACTCCTTAAAACGGAAGGTCTTCGTCCGTTTCTTCAAGTTGCGGCTTTCCTTTCTTTGACGGTTTCGCTTCTTCGCTTGAAGATTTCGGCGTTAAGAACTCTATTTCATCAACCTTGATTTCCGTAATCTTTCGCTTGTTGCCGTCATCGTCCTCGTATGTTCTGAACTGAACGCTTCCGACGATTCCAACCTTGCTTCCTTTCTTGAGATACTTCACACAAAGTTCCGCGCGTTCTCTCCACGCCGTAATATCAAAAAAATCCGTTTCCCTTTCGCCGTCCGAGTTCGTATAATTCCTCGATACGGCGACCGTGAATTTTGTATAACTGATTCCGCTCGAAGTTTCCAAAAGTTCAGGGTCTTTTGTGAGGTTTCCGATGATAATGAGTTTATTCATTTTTCCCTCCGAGCAACATTGCAATCAAAACCTCTGCCGGTGTACTTTCTATCATCTTTTTCTTCATATCGTTTACACACTTTTCAGCGGCGTCGATAGTATGTATGAGGATTTCCGAATTACAAGCCGTCACGCCGATTCCGTGAATACTATCGCCATTATGAAATGCGCCGATAATCGCTCTTGTGTCCGTATCTGCGATAATTTCGTTGTTATCGAGGTTTTTAATTGTGATATGAAACCCCTTTTTGAATTTTTTAGTGCTTTCGTTGTCCATAGTTCTTTATCTCCTATAAGTTAATTTTTCTTTATCCCAATTCGGGTATTTTGATTTTAAGTAGGCTTCGATTTTCGCGCCGATTTCTTCTCTTTCTTCGCGAGAACCGAAGTCGTATTTTCTGTGACATTGATTATCGGTAAACTCGGTGCAAAGTGTAACGATATTCTCTTCTATGCCGAGTCCGCCTTTTGCGCGGGAGATGAAGTGCGCATTAGGCATTACGTTTCTACGACAGCCGCATACTACACATCTCCCGCCGTCACGTTCCCACACCGCTTGTTTGACCTTCTGCGGAATATCCGTCGCTTTGCTTCTCTTTGATTTCATCGGCTATATTCCTCTCTTGCAAGTTCTATTTCACTATCCACGATACCGAGTTCTGCAAGTTTGTCGAGCGTTGCTTCGATAAGTTCCGTCATCTCTTTCGTATCAAATTTCGATGAGCCGATATAATATCGGTACATATTGAGCGTTTTCCCGTTTACGACTCTCTCGTCTATTTTTTGAACGACACGAAACGTCTTTTTCAGCATTGCTTCCGCTTCCGGTAGCGCGAGAAGGTAATCGCACGAAACGTTTGCCTCTTCGAGCATTGCGCAATAACACTCTTCCGTCGATACCTTCCTTTTGTTTCCTGATAAAGCGTTTGCCATTTTACCGAGCAACGCCCATAACAAGCGATTTTGTTCGAGGCTTCGTTGCGACTTGTACGGTTTAATTTCAACCTGAAGATTTGTCTTTACTGCTTTCGATTCCTCTACGGCTAAATTTGCGGCGTATTTACTGTCGCTCGCAACCTCGAGTATTATCGTTATCCGATTATCATCGTCAACAAGTTTCTTTATCGACTTTGCTATAAATTTGCTCATACTCTTTCTCCGAAGGGAATTTCTTCTGCCTTAAACAACTTGCAAGATACTTTAAACGCGGAATATATTCGTTCTTGATAAATTCTTCGTCATAAGGAATTTCGTAACGTTTAAGCCTCTTGCCGTCTATCACGGGGAAATACGGCGAAGCATAATCTTCCGACTCCATTTGATAGGCGTACAATCCCGTCTTTTTCTTTCGCTTCCTGTACATAAGCACCTGACACTGTTGCCAATACTTTTTCGGAACGCTTTTCCATAACTTTTCCGTCGTCTTAATCTCGACAACTTCGTCCTTGCGTATGCCGTCGTAATTTACCCGAAGGCGGAGAAATACGTTGTAATACGGGTGTTTGCCGATAGCAATCTTTTCCCCTTCCTGACGTTCGATATATCGGATAATAGGGATTTCCATTATATTGCCGCAGTCCATTATCCAAGACTTGTAACTGCGTCCTTTAAATCCGAGTTTCGTCGCCCACCACTCTTTAAACGTGTCGGTTTCCCAACTGTTCATTATGGTGTTCGTGTCAGACGCGCCGAACCACTTACTCCTGTCCTGATTCTTTATCATCGCCAAGCACCTTCGTTAAAACTTTTACGATACCGTCAATGGTTTGCAGGTCGGCGATGTATTTTTTTATATCCTTTTCGCTGACACCGTTTAAATGAGAAAGCATTTCTTTAACTCCGCCGCATTTTTTTGTTGCGCTGTTTACCAATGCCCTGAAACTCTCGGACATACTCTGCTCTTCGCTTTTCACCGTCGAATCGGGGTCTATATCCTTTTTCCAAAGGTTAATCCCTAACCCCCAATTCACCGCAACGCATTTGACGAACCCTCTTTGTTTTGCGTTGTAAATATCCGATTGCGTGAGTTTCCCAATCGCAACGTCGTTCGTGCCGTCGATAACAGGGTAAAATATCTCTCTTCTGTCGCCGTCTATGTCAACATATAACTTGATATGTATTGCTCCGTTGTCGTCCTTATAAAGAAGGCTTCCGTTTTCATTCGGGATATTTTCAAACGTCACCTTTTCCGCGCCGTTCTCGTAAAGCGTTGTCAGGCAATCAACCCACGATAACGTGTCAAGTTCGCCGTCCTTAACAACCTTTTGTTTTGCCTTGTTAAATTTGAATGTAGGTTTTTTTGTTATAGGAACTTCAACCTTTGAAAGTTCCGAAAATTTCTTAATCATTCCTCGCTCTCCTGTGCTTCTGATTCAAAGTAGTCTTTTAATTCGTCGTAGTAAACGTCGCCGATTTCGTCCGTCAAGTCCAATCCGGAAAGAAAATCTTTAAGCCCTTGCCTTATTTTTTCCCGCTCTTCCTTATCTCCCGTAATATCCGAGAAATTGTCTTGAAAGATTATCTCCGTCAACGCGGACTCAACCTTACTGTCTTCCACTTCGTAATCGAAGTCGTAACCTTCGTCGCCGTCCCACTCCGCGCCGTCTATGCCTTGACGATATATTTCGCCCGTTTTTCTGAAATAAGTAAATTTCATACTACATCTCCGAATTCGACCTTTTTAATTTCGTTTACTTCTTCTTCCGTTAAGTCGTTCGTTTTGCTCTCGTGCTTATTGCATTCTTCCTGATAGCGGTTTTTAAAATAATCTCTTCTCTCTTCAAGACTCGCAAGGGCATCCCTCGCGAACTTGATTTCTTTAAAGAGTTTATCTGATTCTTCTACCGAAGCGCCCATAAGCGTTTCCGACAGTTTGTTAATTTTTTGCTCGTAACCGTCACTCGCGAGAGCAACCTGCATTTCAGCGGTTTCCATTTCTTTTTTGTAATAGTCCAACATTGTTATCAAATCTCCTTGACAAAAAATAATTTTTTTGGTACATTATTTGAAAAGCATATACCTTTGCTTTTAACTTAAGGGCTTCACTTCTTTGCTTGCCGGCGTGAGTGAAGTCTTTTCTTTTGCTTGCAACTCTCGATACGTATCTTCGAGTCGTTCGTAGCATTGCTTGACCCAATCTGTGATACTTCGATACCCTAAAGGCTTAAGCGCTTTATCAAAAAGTGCTTTCGCTTCTTTCGGGAGAGTTGCCGTCAACTTGTAAATGTCCGACTCTTTTTTCTTTTTCGTTAAAGTCGCGTTTACACTTGCAAGTTGAAGATATATCTCGTGTGGTTCGTATATTTCCTCAACCCGACTGCAACCTAACTCTTTAAGAAGTTTCTTCATCATCGTCGGAATCGGAAGACACTTATAATTCTCGAACTTGCTCATCATCGGTTCGTCCGTACCGATTTTCTCGGCAAGTTCTTTTTGTTGTCTGCCCTTCGCCTTGCGGATTTCTCTTAATCGCATTAGTCCTTACCTCCTTCTTCGATTTTTAAGCCGCGCTCTTCGGCGATTGCTCTGCCTTTCTTTTCGTAGTAACGCAGTTGATACATTCTTTGCTTCAACGCATTGTTCTCTTCTTTTTTTGCGAGTTTGACATACGGGCTATTTTTGAGCCTCTCAATCTCTGCCTGAACCTGCTCAGTCGTCATTATCTTTCACCTCCTGTTTTAAATATCTTTGTCTGTCCGTTATGTTGTAATAGTCAAAATAGTCTTCAATGTGTATTTTGCCTCGCAACCCCAAGCGGTCGGTTTTAAATTTAATTTGCCTTATAAGTCTTGCGGCGACCTGATAAGTCGTTCCAAGCAAGATTTCAATATCCCTGATTGTTAAATAATCTTTTGAAAAGATTTCTTCGCGATTTACATAATTCATATCATTGTTGCATTATTGCACCTCGTTAGGCAAAAAAAATGTCTGATATTTCTTCCGCAGTCAGTTGCAATTCTTTTGCAATCATATCTACTTCGTTTACGAAAAAAGAGTTATTTCTCATTTTTCTATGAAAAGTAGACTTATTTATTCCTATTTTTTTAGAAAGTTCTTCAATAGTTGTACTTTTTTCAATTATTTTTGCTTTTAGTTTATTTATTTTCAGCATACTACTACCTCCTTTATTTGTGTTGCATTTCTGCAACCGCCCTTACTATAACATATCAAAAACACTGTTGTCAAGCATTTTTGCAACTTTTTTTAATTATTTTGCGATTTGTTGTTGCATTTTTGATAGTTTTATTATATAATTGAAATGTAAATAAAAAAAGGAAAAAGCAACAATGAAAAATGATATTGCATTAAGGATTAAACAAAGACGTGAAGAACTCGGGTTGTCCGCGGAGCAACTTGGCGAAAAAATCGGCAAAGCAAAAACAACGATATATAGATATGAAAGCGGCTATATCGAAAAAATGCCTTCAAGTGTATTGTCGGACATTGCGAAAGTTTTAAAAGTTTCGCCCACATATTTATTGTTTGGCGATGAATCGCAAAACAATTTAACAAACATACTCCGTCCGGTGAACCTTAAAAGGTTTCCTATGCTCGGCGAAATCGCGTGCGGCAAACCTATCTTTGCCAACGAAGAACACGAAACATATATCGACGCTTCCGCCGACATAAAAGCCGACTTCTGCCTTACGGCGAAAGGCGATTCTATGGTCGGTGCGAGAATCCATAACGGAGATGTTGTTTTCATAAAAGAGCAATCTATCGTTGATAACGGGCAAATCGCCGCCGTAATCATCGATAACGACGTCACTCTTAAACGTTGGTACTTCTACCCCGATAAGAAGAAACTCATCTTGCAAGCCGAAAATCCGAGTTATGAGCCTTTTGTTTTCATCGGCGAAGAACTTAACAACATAAGGTGTCTTGGTCGCGCCGTATCATTTATGAGTAATTTGTAATTATGTTTATTCCTACCATTATTTTACTCGTACTTATAATTGCTCTTGGTTTGTGGTCATATCATAAAGACGAAAAACACAATGAGGAAATCAACAATTTAAAAGAGGAATGCTGTCAAGAAAAAAATTCTGCACTAATAGATTTAAGCAATTCTCTTGAAACTTATTACAATCGTGAAATATCCGAATTGCGAAATGAACTGTCAAAATTAAAAGACGGAACTTTGCTTGAAGAGTTAGAATACGAAAATCAATCGTTAAAAAATAACATTTCTTCTCTTGAAGACAATCACGAAGAAGAATTACGTCATATCGAAGAAATTCACGATGAAGAAATGGAAGAAAGTTTTAATAAATGCTATGAAGGGCTTATAGCAGTTGAAAACACACTCAAAAAATTAAACATTATATATGACTTACATCAAATAATCCATTATCATAAATCTCTAACATTTGAAAGCCCTCAAGTGGTTGTTGAAAACCAAATTTTAACTGAACAAATAGAATACCTTTTAGAAATAGAAAAAGATTAAATTCTTTAAAAACAAAAATGTTCTTTACAAAACAAAAAAACTATGGCAGATTTTTATATTTCATCAAATAAATACTCTTTGCAGGAACGGCAAACCAAACGCGGCAGGGTTTATGATGTAATGTTCCGCATTGTTACGTTAGACGGAATTGAAAAACTAAAAAAACTTTCCGGATATTCGTCAAAATCACTTGCGAAGCAAGCATATCTTGATTTTGTTACCAACAAATGCGAACTCGTAAAGAACAATCCTATAAAGAAAAAAAAGACCATTGCAGACGGAAAAGAGGAATTGACCGTTGAGAACCTTATCCCGCTATATATCGCGGCGATGTCAAACCAAAACAAAGATAGCACAATATACGATAGAAGAAATACTCTCTACAATTTTATTTTACCTTACTTCAAAAAAACAAAATTGAGTGACCTGTCGATAGAAAAACTTTATGAATGGCAAGATGAAATATGGAGCAAGAAAAGCGAGAAAACAGGGGATTACTACTCTTTCAATCGCCTTTCAAGTATTCGCGGAACTTTAAACGCATTTCTTAATTGGTGCGAACTTCGATACGGCATACCAAACAATTTACGCAGAATAAAAAAACCTAAACGACGCGTGCAAAAAACAAGTATGCAATTTTGGACGAGAGAAGAGTTTGACAAATTCATCTCCGTTGTAAATATCCCTACCTACAATGCAATTTTTAATATACTCTACTTCACAGGAAGAAGAAAGGGCGAAGTTATAGCACTTAATGCCGACGATGTAAAACGCGATTATATCGTCTTTGATAAAACCTACACACGCAAAACAACCGACGGTTCATCGTACAAAATAACATCTACCAAAAACGAAAAACGCAACAAAACGATTATATGTGACCCGTTAAAAAAGGCTCTTCAATCATATGAACCGCAAAAGCCGTTTTATTTCGGCGGCAAAGACCCGATTCACGAAAACACAATCGCCCACGCGTTTGAAAGATATATCGCCAAAGCCGACGTGAAAAGAATCCGAATCCACGATTTGCGACATTCTTTTGTTTCAATGTGCATTCATCTCGGAGCAAGCGTTTATGTTGTTGCAGACCTTATAGGCGATACCGTCGAGCAAGTTTTAAAGACTTACGGACACCTTTATGAGGAAGATAAAAAACTTATAATAGACAGCATAAAATAACGAGTGAAATGTTACTAAATTGTTACTAAAGATATTTATGCACAATATATAGTGTTTTTAACAGTTATAAAACAACAATATTTAGTGCTATGTATTACCCGACTATCTCCACCAAGAAAGGACTATCCGAACACTGCTGTATCAAAAAGCGGTATTCGGATAGTTTTTATTTTACCAAAAGAAGGGACGCTATGAAAAGCGTCCTTTTTTCATATATACTACA